CATCAACAGAAGGTGTTATTATTTCCCGTGTTGATAGTTTCTTGGCTCCTGCTAATAAATCTGTTGCATTAGGTATATCAGAAAAAACTTATGGTTTTGCAGAAAGTGGTTCTATTAACACTGCTGACTATAACTTACCAATTAACTTAACATTAACTGGAACTCTTACTGCTACAAATGGTAGCGCAGCAGTTACTGGTTCTGGTACATTATTTACTACTCAGGTAGAAGTTGGGGATTTTATAACACTTAGTAATGTTGCTTATAAAGTTCAAAGTATTGCTAGCAATACAAGTTTAACTCTTGTTTCCAATTTTACAGGAACTACATCCAGTTCTTTAACATCGGTCAGTAATCTAAGACCAGCAGCTATTGATGGAACCTATGCTGGTTTAACTATCCGAGAATTCGGCATTAGTTCTGCCAACTCAGTTGCGACTACTACAACTCCTGCCATCATTAAAGTATCTCTTGGACCACTTGCTAAATATCCAGGGTACTATGTTAACAATGATGGATTCTTGGATGATGCGATTTATATCCAAGATAGTAACTATTACCAAGCATTCTCATATGTTATTAAGATTGATCAATCTCTAAATACATATAAAACAATTGTTAAGAATTTGATTCACCCTGCTGGCATGGCAATATTTGGTGAATATGATTTACGTAATGAATTTACAATCCAGACTGCAATTGAATCACTAATTAAGATTCTTTCTATTACAGTTGCGGATTCAGCTACTTCTGGTACCAATTTAGAGATTAAAGATATCTCTAAAATTATTAACTCAGTAGCATATGATCATTACTTAAATAATGGTACAACTTTAGATAGTGATACCGTTGGGGTAGTTGACTTTACTGGAACATTACTAAATAGAACATTACCATACTTTAGTTCTACAAAACCTCTTGGATCCCATGCTACTTTAGCTGGACCAGCTGAAAATTCTACAGTTTCACCAACTGATTCTGGTGGCATTATATTAACTAATCCATACTCTGAGGCTGGATTTTTCTTGAACGATTCTGGTTCTTATGTTGGAACACCAATAACATTTACTTAAGGAGATATTATGAATTTTACTGATACGTTTACACCTACTGGCGAACTTGAGATAGTTGTTCGTGGACCAGATGGTAATATTAAAGAAATACGCAAAGCAAAAAATCTAGTAGTTTCTGCTGGCAAAACATATCTGGCATCTCGTGCAGTTAGCGGTTCAGCTTCTTCTATTATGTCACATATGGCCATTGGTACTGGAACTGCAACACCTGGAGCTTCTGATACTGCGCTAGGTACTGAAGCAGGTCGTGTTACTTTGGCTTCTGGGTCAAACTCTGCCAATGCTATTACATATACAGCTACTTTCCCAGCTGGTACAGGTACTGGTGCAATTACTGAAGCTGCTGTTTTTAATGCTGCTTCAGCTCCACAAACTATGCTTTGTCGCACTACATTCCCAGTCGTTAATAAAGCAGCTGGTGACTCTATCGCTGTTACATGGGTAGTTACAATCAGCTAATTGGAAATCTAAATGTCATCATTACTAAAATCTCCGTTAGACAATTCTATTGCTGACGCAGTATATAATGAAATCCAGAATCGTAGTGCACGTTATTACTACTTTTTAGGTAAAACTATTCGCTGGACAGATGAGGCAGTTCCTCCATATCCAATTGATAGTTTCAATTACGACTTACAAACTCGTAATGAAATAATTACCATGAAAGAACTTAACTCTACCGATGTGGCTTTCGTAATCCCTAGAGTAGATTGGGTAACTGACCAAGTTTGGGATATGTATGATGATCAATACTCTACAGAAGTTCAAGGTATTAACTTAATCACTGGTGGTTATGGTTATTCTTCAGTGCCAACAATCACCATAAGTGGCGGTGGCGGTACTGGCGCTTCAGCTTCTGCTGTTCTTAGTAATGGTAGTATTATTGCTATTACACTAAACTCTCGTGGTATCGGTTACACAGCTAACCCAACAGTAACAATTTCTGGCGGTGGTGGCTCTGCAGCTACTGCTACTGCAGTTGTTAATATTGCTCCATCTGGCGCACAGCGTTTAGAAGATACTAACTGTTATGTTCTAACTGATGATTACAACGTATATAAATGTCTTGATAATAATAACAATGCAGTTTCAATTTATAAACCAGTTGGTACTGTTGTAGATCCAGTTATTATGCCAGACGGATATATGTGGAAATACTTGTATAGTATTCCAATTGCTCTACGCAATAAATTCTTGACTGACGTTTACATGCCAGTTGTTAACTCAATTCGCTCGCAGTTCTATTCTGGTGGAGAGATTTTAAATATTAAAATTGACAACGCTGGACAGAATTATAGTTTCGCAAATATTACAGTTGCTGGTGATGGATATAGATCTTCTGATCCATTACTTTTAAATTCATTAACTCTTTCTGCTGGTGGAACTGGTTATACATCTGGTGCTACTTTAACTGTGGCTCCTCCATTTAATGGAGCCAATACTTGGACTGCTGGTGTTGGTATCCTTCTTGGCCAAAAAGTAGAATACTTAAATAATTTGTATGAGTGTACTGTTTCAGGAACTACTTCTGCTCCTGGACCTAATCATAAATCAGGTATTGTTGCAAATGGTACTGCTGGTTTAAAGTATATTGGAACTAGAGCAACTGGCACTCTTACAGTTTCTGGTGGTGTAGTTACAGGCTATACACTAAATGGTTCGATTTTAGATATCACAATGACTAGCGGTGGTATTGGATATTCATCTGCCCCAACATTGAATATGACTGGTGGTAGTGGTAGTGGTTTTGCTGGTCAAGCAATTATGAATGGCACTTCGGTATCAAGAGTTTTTGTTTCTAACTCTGGCCAAAATTACACTTCTGTTCCAACTTTAACTTTTGGTACTGTATGGACTGGATCTACTGCAGTAACTATTGGTCAACAAATTTATTATTCAAATAGACTTTATACAGTAACTGCATCTGGAACCACACACGCTTCTACTGCACCAACTATCAGCGGAGCAATTGCTTCTATTCCTGTTACTAATGGTGGTACTGGTTATACTTCTTCACCAACCTTTACTGTAAGCGCACCTGATGTTACTGGCGGTAATCTTGCTGTTGTAACTGCAGTAGTTTCTGCTGGTACAATTACTTCAATTACAATTTCTGGAGGTGGTACTGGTTATATTAATGCACCAACAGTTACATTTACTGGCGGTGGCGGAACAGGATTAGTTCTTGGAACTCCAGTACTACAAACTGCAACCAATGGTACTGCTACGTTAAGATATGCAGGTGTTACTGCAACTGGTACTGTTAACTTAAAATATGGTTCTGGATATTCTGCTTTACCAGCCGTCACAATTACACCAGTTTCTGCTGGATCTGATGCTACTGCTTATTTTGTTGGTGTCCAATCAGCAGCTAAACTTATTCCATTAATCACTAATGGTCAAATTAAATCAGTTCAAATTGATGATGGTGGTATTGGATACACTTACGCCAACTTAACAGTAAGTGGTGATGGTGATTCTGCTCAACTATCTGCAGATCTTTCTCCAGGTGATATTAATACACTTCAAGCGAATACTGAATTGCTTACCCCAGATGGTCGTATTATGGCGTATCCAGTTATTTCTGGTGGTTATGGTTATGGTGCAGATTTTCCTATTACCATTACTGGTGATGGAACTGGTGCTTCTGCAATGGCTAGAGTAGTAAACGGTAAAATAAATAAAATTGAAGTTTTAAACTATGGTCTTGGATATCGTTGGTGTAAGGTGGCGTTTGACCAAGGTGGTGGCTCTGGCGCTATTGCTCGTGGTGTAATGGCTCCATATGGTGGTCATGGTAAGGATCCTATTACTGGTATGTTCGCCAAGAAATTAATGTTCTACAGCAACATATCAAAAGACGCTAACCAAGGATTTACTGTAAATAATGACTTCCGTCAACTTGGTTTAATTAAAAATCCACGAAAATTTGGAGCATATGGTAACTTGGATTCAAGTTTGGCTTCTGCTTGTTATGTTATTGCTGGATATATTGACATTAATAACTTCTCTCAAGATATGCAAGTAAACTTAGGGTCTGCATCTGGACCATTGTTTAGAATTGTTGCATTGACTACTACTGGTGTTTTATTACAATCTCTTGATAACGCAGTTCCAGTTGTTGGTAACGTGTTTGTTAATGCTGCAGGAAATACTTTCTCCGCATCAGGTGTAACTGCTCCAACAGCAGATAAATATTCAGGACACTTACTATTCATAGATAACAAAGTAGCGTTCACTCCTACTGCTGATCAAAACGTGACTCTAAGAACTGTTATAAACTTTTAACATAAATAAACAAATAACTTAAAGAGTAAAAGAATGCTAGATTTCAATACCGAACCGTATAACGACGACTACGACGAAACTAAAAAGTTTTATCGTATTCTGTATCGCCCATCATTTGCGGTTCAGGCTCGCGAACTAACTCAAATGCAGAGTATTCTGCAGAATCAAATTAAGCGACATGGTGATGCGATTTTTAAACAGGGTGCAATGGTTATTCCTGGTCAAGCATCAATCCAGACTATTACGCAACCTGGAGCTGGCGCAGATTATGTAAAACTAATCTCATTATATAATGGTGTTGCTGTTGAAACATTCCTTACTAATTTAAATGGCAAAACCCTTATTGGCCAAACTACTGGTGTAAGAGCCACAGTATTTCTTACACAAAGCGCAGAAGGTAATGACCCAACTACATTATATTTGAATTACCAACAATCTGGTACAAATAAAACAACCAAGACTTTTGCTGTTAATGAAGTTCTAATTACTGAAGATAGCATATACTCTGTTCAAGTCGGTTCTGCAAATGACTCTATTGGTAAGGGTTCGACTGCAACTATTAATTCTGGTGTTTACTATATTAATGGCCATTTCTGTTTAGTTGAAAAACAAACTATCGTTCTTGACAAGTACACTACATCACCAACATATCGTATTGGTCTTGTAGTTTCTGAGGAAATTATTACTCCAGAAGAAGACGAAACTCTACTTGACAATGCACAAAACAGCTATAACTACGCTGCTCCTGGTGCACATCGTTTTTATATTGATTTAACTTTAACAAAACTTACAGTCGATTCAATATTAGATTCCAACTTCGTAGAATTAATTCGTGTAACAGATGGTTCTATTAAGACTATTGTTGATAAGACTCAATATTCTTTACTTGGTGATGAGTTGGCTCGCAGAACTTTTGATGAGTCAGGCGATTATACTGTTAATGGTTTTGGTATTGATATTCGTGAGCACCGTAACAATAATCGTGGGACATGGACTTCTAATACAGCATTCTTAATTGGTGATATTGTTTCATATGATGGTTACACTTATGTTGCTTTAAATTCAGCAACATCAATCACTACACCACCAACTCATACATCAGCTTCTGCGTATGATGGTCCAGGTGCTACTGGTATTAACTGGCAGTTTGATACAGCGCCAGCATATAATCGTGGTATTAACATGAATGGTGAAGAATCTAAACTTGCTATTGGTATTGAATCAGGTAAAGCGTATGTTCGTGGTTATGAAATTGAAAAAACTACAATAACATATATTCCTGTTCCTAAAGCACGTGATTATGTCCAGGCTACTGCTTCAGTTATTGACACTACTGTTGGTAATTATGTATTGGTTACAAACGTAAACAACTTACCTCCCATTGATAGTCTTGCTCAAATTACATTATACAATAGCATAACTGGTTCTGGTAATCGTGGGGCACCACAAGGAATTATTGTTGGTTATGCTCGTGCTCGTTTTATAGAATGGCATAATGGTTTACCATTCGGATATTCTGCAACTTATAAACTTGGTCTATTTGATGTTCAAATGAATCCAGGTTATGCATTTAATACTGATGTTAAAGGATTTGCTTACACAGCATTATCTGATGCTAATTTAAACTTTACTGCTGATATTAGTCCTGTTACTAGACAATTAATTGGTTCAGTTACTGCATCAAGTACTACTATTGCTGGTACTGGGACTTCTTTCTTAACTGACCTACGTGTAAATGATCTTGTTGCAATTACTTCTGCTTCAACTACATCATTCCGTAAAGTAACTGCAGTTACTGATCAAAACTCAATTACAGTTGATGCTTCAATAACTGTTACTGGTGCAACTATATCTAAGTGTACAACTCAGATCCTTGAGCCACAGGAACAATCATTAATTTTCCAACTCCCATATCAAGCAGTTCGTTCTATGAGAACTGCTGGTAGCGGTGGTACTAATAATACAACTTTCTATTGTCAACAGAAATTTACTCAAACTGCAACTGGTCAAGCGTTGACTCTAAGCACTTCTGGAACTTTTGCTCCAACAGCAGAACCTACTAATTACCTTGTTATTGATAATGATGCTACTGCTGGTGGTGCTATTATTACTCCAGACGCTATTAACCCTTCTAGTTCAACTTGTAGTATTACAGTGCCATCTGCGCAATCTGGTCGCTCTATTTCTGTTATTGCAACAGTTATTCGTAATGGTTCTGGTTTCGAAAAAACTAAAACTCTAACAAATACATCTGAGACATTTACTACAGCTGTAGCTGCTCAAGCAAGTGTGATATATCTCGACAAAGCAGACTTATTTAAAATTGTAAGTATTACAATGGCTCCAGGTTCTGCATTCGGTACAACTCCATCTGGCTCAGCATATACTGTTGATATTTCAGATCGATATGAAATTGATAATGGACAACGATCTACGCACTATGACTGGGCAACTCTAACACTGAAGCCATCTTACGCTGCTCCATCAAATCCAATTAAAGTAACATATCAATACTTTGAACATGGCGCTGGTGACTATTTTGATGTTAACTCATACAGTGGTATTGACTATAAAGAGATTCCTGCTGAATTAAGAGATGCAATTGATTTCCGCCCACGTGTTGCGAATAAATCTATTGGCGCTAAAAACTTTATTGGTACTGGTGGTATAGTTTCTGGTGTGCCAAAACGTGGTCAAGCAGTAACTGCTGATTATAGTTACTATCTACCGAGAAAAGATAAAATTGCTATTGACTTTAATGGTCTAATATTTGATATTGCTGGTGTATCAGCTTTAACTCCAGGATATCCATCAGACCCTGCATTGGGTATGGTACTTTATACTATTGATTTAAGCGCATATACATTCAATGCATCTCAGTCTAATGTATTATCTTCTAAAATTGATAATAAGAGATATACAATGCGAGATATTGGTGCTTTAGATAAGCGTATCAATAATTTAGAATACTATACTGCTTTAAGTATGCTTGAGCAAGAAACTAATTCTTTGTCTATCAAAGATAGTACTGGTTTAGAAAGAACCAAGAATGGTTTCGTTGTTGATAACTTTGCTGGTAATAATCTAGGTAATTCTA